ATATCCATCATCTTTTCAATATAGAACTCTGGTGTGTACTTACCCGAACCGATACAACGGATTGCTTCAAGGTTGTTATTGATAGAAATGGTAAGAGACTGTAGACACGCTTTACCCTGAATTGACTGGCCGTTTACAAGCAAGTTTTCCACGTTTGGCATACTGACCAGTGGACGTGTTGAAGCTGCAACCGGATTTACAACAGGGTTGACTTGCTGTCTAGTAAATGAGCTACCTACAAGACCAAAGTTACCAGTGATCTTTCCTGTAGTCTGGATAGTAATTTCACCAGAATTGACCTGAACTCCACGGTAAATAAACACCTGCCCAATATCTTCAAAAACTTTAACTAACGTTAATGATTTTCGAACAGCACCGCCAATTGTTAAGCTGTTTGTCGCCCAGTTATTGAATGCTAAAGCACTTAAGAACAAATCAAAGGTACCAAGTGATAATTCAAACTCTAACTGCCCTCCCACTTCGGCTTCAGTAACTACCCCGCCTTGTCGATAGCGTGAATCCACTACTTCACTGCTTTCTTCAGTAGATACGTTTTCTGATAAGCCATCTATTACTCTTCGAACGGTATACCAGATCGGGTTTGCTGGTGTCGTCCCCAAGACTGCTTCTTCACAAGCATATAATCGAATTTTTGCGCCTGAACTCATTTATGGTTCTCCAAAATTTAGGCAATAAAAAACCCGCTTTTTAAGCGGGTTATTAAAGTGTTTCGTCTGTATCCGAGATTTCTGGCGGTTCCACACCATTCATGGCTGCAGCTACAGCCTCGGATAAATTTGTTGGTTGAAAGTCTATAGGAGTCTTTGTTGGAATAATTTCGGAATCTGGCTCAGGTTCTTCATGTAATCGAATATCGATCCAACGGGTTAATGGAATATCCATTGGATTTTCATGATCAGCAACAACTGCAGCAAGCTCAAAATCAAATTTACGCTTATAGGTCTTAATTGAAATGTCGCCATTTTCTAGAGTTGAATACTCTACGGCAACCACTGTATTACCGTTGGCATCTTTGGGTAACTCAATGTACCAACCTTCTTGAGCAAAACCCAAAGAACCTTTTAGAAGATAATTACCTACATCAATTTTTTCAAATTCAACCGGCTGTTTGCTTGCCTGGTCATTTAATTCTATTGAGTCAGCAAATAGCTTAACGATCGGTGAAGATGACTTAATAAACCCATTTGCATCTACGGTAGTATTTGACTGTGTCCAAAATTTATACCAAGAACTCCATGCTCCCCCCAATTTACGACGAATTGAAGGAGAAATTAATTTAGTGTCTCCTCCATTACCATCGAACGAAATTTGTGTCTGATAATTGGGACCATCAGATGCTAGATTTAATTGCAGTACTGTTTGCCATTGAGAAGTAGTGCCTGAGTTCGTCCAAGTTTGCCCAGAATAAATACCACTCGGTAAGTTTGCAGTATTTAAATCAATACTATTCGTAGCCTGTAGAGTGTTTAATCCTAGACCAAAATTATTGTAAGTTTTACCAGTACGATAAATATCGCCACCAGCAGAAATAAAAAGGTTTGCAGCCTCATTTCCAGCTGTAACTTGATTAAATGTTGGTAAAGAGCGAAGCTTACTATTAAAGATAGTTGTATTTGCTGTCACATTTAAAATGCCCGCTCCCGCATTAGCCGTATCACCGCCCGTAGCAAGCAACCGAACATCGTAATCAGTAGGAGCTCCAGATGTGTGAAAATCAATAAAAGTATTGCCCGCTACTGAGAGTGATCCCATTTCTACCGCAGTGGTGGCTGAGCTTGTTGATGTACCTAAATCTAATCGTTGTACCCCCTGACAGTTAACAATAACACCTGTCACACCAATTACATTTCCATCTGCATTTCCAATATTGGCTGCAGCAGCTGTACCTGCACCTTGAACTTGAGAAAGCTGTGGATTTAAGTTTGGAATACCCGAGGCAAATGGCAGCATAAACTGCCGTTTTCCCTGCGAAGCGTTATATGGGAATGGCCGATGATCCCAACTAAATTTAAATAGTAGATTTGCCATTATGCGGTTACTCCATCAATTACCTGGAATGTCAAAGTTTCAGTGTGCTGTGTAGTGCCACTCACCACTGCTTTAATATCCATCTGACACAGACCTAAGGGCCAAGTTGCAGTGCTTGCACTAGATTTAATATTCAGCCATCCCTTCTGTGTGCTTTGATTTAATGCTGCGCAAGTCAAGGTGGCCACAGCAGCACCATCAGCCAGAGCTTTAACCTGTGAAGTGAAGGTATAACCTGTAAGATCAATTGCACGGCGAACATCATCCGGTGGATACTGCAGGGACTCATCCATATCAACCAGCTGCAAGTTCAAGTTGAATGTGTCACCACGCTTAAAAACAAAATTGCTCATAAGTGATTCCTATAGACATAAAAAAACCACCGATGAGGTGGTAGTGAATAAGACATAAAATACCTCTCAAAAAGGAGGTCTCATAATTCAAATTAGTTAATATCTAGGTTTATATCTCTTGTTTCCTCCACTCGTAATACAGTAGTGCCCACCTCTAGGACCCACGCAATAATCCACCACAGCACATGAACAATCACTATCGTAGTAGGTTTTTTTCTGTTTTCTTTCAGAATGATGAGGATGAGATTTTAAGGCCTGATAATTATTTGACGTGGTTGATCGAGACTTTTGTTTAAAGCAACCATCCGTTTCACATAATAGCTTTGTTGATAACCACTGAGGTGATGAGGAATTTAAGGAAATACGTGCCCAGTTTCCTTTCGTCTCATAAATATCAACTTTTTCTCCACGTCCTAACTTTCCTACTACGTGACCGTTTGGTTTATCTCTAATATTTAAAGAATTAGTGTTGATATATTTTGATTCGATAACTTCCTCTACTGCACTCTGCGCATTTTCTGAGTCTGAAGTTTGTTTTGGAGAGTTATCATTACCTGAACCAAAAATCCCTAAAGCTACTAATCCTGCGGCACCCCAGCCTAAAGTTGATTTTTTCATGTTTTACCATTTGTTATAAATTTCCACTACTGTAACAGAATGTAATCACAAATGATAATATGCTGAGGTCATTAAAAATAATCGCCTTGCAGTAGCTTTTTCTTGAACTCAAAGCTCATTATCTAAATCAACACTTACTCCAGTAACTACATTATGTTTAGTTCCGCCAAGACTATTAACATTGGCCAAACGTATATTCACATCAGAAACACATAGCTTGTTTTCAGATTGCCATTTGCTCAACTCAACAGACATAACATCTTCAAGATGCCTTTCCAGCTCTTGCCGTTTAATTTCGATTTCTTCTAAAGTCAGCATACATGACATATCAATTCACCTTAAACCCAATACTCACATTATACTGAATGAAATCAGCATCTTTACCCGCATATATAGATTGTCCATTCAAACATTCTAAGTGTTCGATTGTGAAATATTCAAAATGTGCCAGCAAAGCATCACCAAGAACCGTTAAAGCTTTTTCTCCCACATGAAGTCGATCAAAGCATTGAATCATGATATTACCGGTACGGCGTGTACATGGCTTATCTGCAATGCCTGAAATAAAGCTCGGCCCACCTGCAATCGTTAAACGGCACCATAAACCTTCTTTAGGCACCGTAAAGCCTGGTGCATTTGGATACTGAATCCGTTCCTGAGCAATACCCGTAAAGCTTTGCATGCGATCAATAATAGCTTGCCTAGTCTGCTCTAAAGTCATTGCCATTTTAGCCACCATACTTTTGAGAAATAAAATTAAAAGTGAGGCCATAAATACCTTGTGGCGCTTGATCAGACCAACCGTTTTCTAAGCGCGGTCCATAAGCTTTATTGTTTTGGATATAAACCAGATTGCCTAGCTTAATCTTCATTGCCTGAATCGCTGCATCGTTAATAGGGTTTGTTTCAGGTTCACGTACACCGTAATCAGCGGATCCAACCGAAACAATATGTGAAGCACGGTATGCTCCAGTATCAACAGGACTTAAATTAACTAAGGATTGCACGGTATCCATGACAATATTCTTTACATGGTCTTCTGCTGCTTTAGACACATCAAGACTAAAACTAGTCGGCTTTTTCCCCTTCCATCCCATGATTTACCTCACTAGCTTCGAACATTTCAAATAGGTCTTGAGCGATTGCCTGAATTGAATAAGCTTCAAATTCCACACTAGGCTCTCGCTCACCCATTCTCCGTTTTACTATTTGCCAAATATGAACAGCTTCATGTAAAAGCAATCCATAAACTTGAATTTGATCTTTATCCGCCGTATCACCAATTTGGGCGATTGCATATGCGCCATCAGAAAAAGTACTAACTTGTGCGTCCGCTCCCATATCCAAAAATTGATCAGCTTTATCCATATCTTCAAATAACAAATCCATGTGTAGTTGATTTCGAGCAAGCGTGTACTGCACATGTTGGAATGGCGAGATATACCATTCAGGAACATAATCAGGATTAACCATTGTTTAGCCTATTAACTAGGTAAAGGCGTTTCAGTCGCCTCTCTACCATCAAATGAGTTATGAATAAAAATGCCATCCTCATATTTGGGATGGCATTCGCAGTGAAATAAGGAATGAGGTTTTAAATCATCGTCCGGCACTACCTGAAAGCTGCCATAGACCTCTTGTACACTCCAAGTCATAATTACTCCAATAAAAAACCCACCGAAGTGGGTTTGTAACTAAACTTTTAAAGGTTTCAATTGTGAAATTACTTTAATTAAATTTTCATAATGGGGTTCATTTATATTTTCAAATTTTTTTAATTTTTTTAATAATATTTCTTTTTTACGCATTGAATGAGTATCTAGAAAATCAGAAATCGCATCATGTTCAATAACAATTTCAATTTGTTTAAAAATACTCATGTATAAACCATCTAGATCAACCTCTATTTTTTTAATATTTTCAATGAAGTGGTTTGCCTGCTCTTCATTTGCATCAATTTCATCTAACATCAAATAAATATTTGCAACGTTCCTATGAAATTGCATTTGATGATTATTAAAATCTTCAACATCTGATTTTGATCGAGGATTAAAATTATAAAAGGATAATAATTCCGTGTTAAGGATTCTTAAGATATCTTCACTTAACTTTTCATTTTTTAGAGCTTTATGTTGAACTCTCCAATCGCTAAACAGAACAAATGCTGCAACTGGAGCGAGAAATGCTGCACCTAATGTGAATGCATCTTTTAAAACATCGTAAGCTTGCTTTTTATCGAGTACATAATGGTTCCATGGAAATGAACTTAATATAATAAAACTAATTAACAAGTAGCCTAGAACTCCACCACCAACAAAATAACAAACTCGTTTAATTTTATCTTCTAATTTTTTACTGGCCATATATCCCCCTATTTTAGAAGGATATTAGATCAAGTATTTAAACCTTCCTCAACTGACATTTCCAGATTGTACTGGCAGGATCTTGTTGAATATGGATAACTCGAAATGAGCCTAAAGCTGTTAGCCATTCATCATCAATTTTAGGTGTCATGGACACTTCATTTTGAAGCACGGTAGCTTTCTTATCGGTGGCCAGTACTCCAAGCGTTTGAATCTCATATTGACTGTATGAGCCAAACAGAACGCCACGACCAGAATAGTTTTCTTTAACCTCAATAGAAGTTTCAGTTTTAGGATCCCAATTAGTTTTTGAGATCCGCTCACAAGTAAATGAATGAACGGCGTCCGCTAAATCTTCATTAAATGCTTCGGCAATATCTGCCTGAATTTCGTCACGTAAGCCCATATCATGCCCTGTAAAGAGGTATGCCAAAGCCATTAAAACTTGCATTTGGATCTTTCAAATCAAGTGAGTCAATAAAATCAATTGCTATCTGTTCAAAGCTAGAAATTGCTTCAGATCCATCTTGGTATTCTTTTTCTGACTCAACAGAATCAGCTTTGACCTTCTTACGCTTCAACTGCTGGTCTTTGCCGTTATAAATTACTTTGGCCAGAATTCCTTTGATAATTTCACATGCAGCATCTTTAAGAAGTGGATCAATTGGATCTGGTACAAAACCAATTCTGTTTTTCATCCATACATTAGCCAGCTTTACCAGACGAGCTTTATCACTGTCTGGTGCAAAATCGCTGCCCAAAATTGAATTTGCGTCATCTACAGTAATAAAGCTCATTGCATTATTCCTTAGGGATTAATTTAAGAAGTTCTGCTTTTGTTGCTGACGGCTTGTAACCAATATTTTTACTAGCCAAATACTCTTTTAATTGATCATTTGACCAGTTTTCAAAATCATTAGCTGCCGTTTCTGTAGCTGGGTTTTCTGCCGATTTTCCAGCTTCCAATTCAACAATACGTGCCTGCATTGCAGGAATATCGTTTTTAAAAGCTTCAAATTCAGTTTTTATACCGACCACTTGAGCTTCAGCATCTTTGAGAGCTTTATCTGCTAAGACTGCTGCATCTTTTAATCGTGAATTCTCAGATAACAACTCTGACTGGTTGCCACCAGCCTGCTCTAAGATGGCAATTTTCTGCTTAAGCTGAGTGTTTTCTTCAACTACCTTTTCACACTCAGCTTTTGCATCATCAATCACAGTTTGAAGTTCAGGGGTGACTCCTACCTCGACATTTACCGTGGCCAAAGTCGTTTTTTGTGGCTCTTCCAACTTACGAACTTCAACTGGAACTTCTAAAGATTCGTAATCCTTTTGAATCTTTGGATAATTACCGTAAATAATTACCTCTTTTGCTTTCAAATTTGGGTTTTCATAATAGTCAGGGTTAGCAATAATGCCCGTCTCTAATGCAGCAGCTGCTGCAATGCGTGTATAGATAATCTTCATGGCGCTTTTCTCTTAATAATAAAAAGAGGGCTTATTAGCCCTCTTACGGTTTTAATTTTTAGGTTTTAACCAGTTGTCGCTGTACCTGATAAATCAAGTAAGGTACCTGCTGTCATTTTGTTGCTGGTTGCATATTTAATCCAGTTAGCACTTGAACCAAGTAATGTAAGATCAGGATTTTCACCTTTCGATGTATCCCAACTATAACCAAGAATATCTAGGTTAAATGCACCTTCAGCACGCATACCGATTGCTAAGTTTTCTTCATCATTGATGTCATAAGCTCGGAAGCCCGGTACTTGTGATTCAGTTACTGTTACAGCACCATACTGCAAGCCAAAAGCATCGTTATCCCCTACAGCATCAGTCACCAAGACTGGCTTACCTAATGTACCGGGTAAACCACCATAGATAACGATTTCAGATTCACCATAAATTTGCTTAGTGATTGCATCATCGACAATATCGAAATATGTATCTGAGTTCATCACCCATAAACCAATACGGCCAAACTTATCACCAAACTTTCGCATACCACGAGTTAATGCTTTGCGGCCATCAACAACGATACTACCTTTTGCAACCATGTCTGGATTGCTAGAAATAGCAGCTTTTAAAGAAGCTAGGCTGTACTCTAAACGACCAGCAACCAATGCATCAGCAAGATCGTAACCAACAACCATAGCAAATTCTTCTGGTGTACGAGCACGGCGCTTAAATGCCTCTTCAGTAGATGCATAAGGGCCATATTTATATGGAATTTTTACACCTACAGACTCACCTGCACCGATTTTTTCCGGAGTTACTTTTGCATTGGAGTTCACATCACGATGTTTAATGCTACCACCAACTTTGTAGAATGCATTTTTATTGAAGTCACCTTGAATGATTTCATTACGATAAATAATCGCACCATTGGAAGCTTCATTAAAGACATTCAAATTGTCTTGTAAACGTTCTAAATACGCTGTTTGGGCCAGTTGGTTGTAGATGATCATGTCGGAATTAACTGTCGTAGTCATAACTACTTATCTCCAAATATTTAATGATTAGTTCGGTAGTTTTAGGAAGGCATCATTGCCATGTTCTTTGATGTAATCTGCTTTCTGAGAAACAGACATTTCACTGCGTTTCATTCCAGTAGGTGCTCCACCTTTGCCCCCACCTTGAAAACCGCCACCAGTTCCTTTACCACCTTTAAGAATTAAGTCTTTATGCTGGTATCCACCAACCAATGACTCTAAAGCTTCATCAACATTTGCAAGTTCACCCGGGCGGACACGTGAATAAATCTTTTCGCCGTTCGGATCATATGCAACCACCTTGCCTTCTTCGATTTTGAAGTGATGACCAAAGGTTGCCTGAACCATGTCCACAGGTACTGCAATGTTGTCTTGAATGTACTTAGAACGAGCAAAACCACCGCCGATAAGTTCTTTATGTAAAGAGGCTTCTAGAGCATCACGTTGCGCAACAATCGGGGCATATTTTTCCTCAACTGCTTTGATAGCTTCAGCTTTAACTTTCTCAACTTCACCGGCATCCACCAGCTTTTTATCATCGAGATTTTGGATTGTTTGTAATGCCTTTTTAGCTGCCGCTGGGTCTTCAATTCCTTCAAAAGCTTTTAATGCTTTTTCGGCTGCTTCTTTGGCTTCACGATGTGTTTTAGCTTCATTGTTTAAGCGTGCAATTGTTGCTACCGAGTGTGGTGCATCATGTGGCATTTCTTTGCCGTCATCATGAATATAGATCGGCTTATCACCGTCTACTTCCGCATAAACTTTACCGTCGATTGTTACTGTTTTAAGTTTCATTGGTCATCCAACCTATATATACAAAATGGGCATCCGCCCGGATTCGCCGTTAGCATCCGCTTTCGGCAGGCAATAAAAAAGCGCCCTTTAGGACGCTTCATTTCTATAAATGATTATTTACTTAAAGCTTGGCGTACAAATGCATCTTTTGCTTCAAGTAGCTTTCTTAATCCTGTGGATTTTTCAGGCCCGTCAGGAAGTTGCTCATCCATTTGCCGAGCTAAATCACCAATTGGCTTACTAACTTGCTGCAAATGTTCAGGTAAATGTTCATATTGGAAATATTGGATAATAGGGCTTGGCATTTTCTTCTCGCAAAAAAAGCACCCGAAGGTGCTATGGTTAAAAATTAAGTTCTATTTGATGAGTGCAATTGCTTTTAATCTTTCAAAAGTAAAACCATAAATTGCCATGGCTTGAAACCTTAATTTGAAGAAATGGCACCAGAATTCATTTTGTGCTCAGAATATATTGAGCATCTGACATATTGATTTGCTTTTCAGGCATTTGTAGTACCTTTCGCTACGTTTCCTTTGCACCCCAAACCTTTTGTCTAGGTTCATCACCAACTAAGCGGATGCCTTGAGGACCACCCACATCAAATGTTGCCGTGATAGTCGCTGGACCCTCAAAAATACTACAATTCATTTTTACAGCGGTTAATCCAGCTAATGGAATACCTGTTTCCTCGTCACAAAGAGCAAGATGAGAAGATTTATCTGAAACTCTTTTAAGTACCAAATGTCTAACTTTTGATTCACTCATAAGCCAAACTCCATAAATGACAAAAGCGCCATTTGGGCGCTTATATAGGTGAAAATTGTGTCTTAAGTGAGTTTAGAATTACCTGTAATCGGCAATAATTACTCACAGTTAAATCCAGTTCCAACAAGGTCTTTTTTCAAATTTGAAACGAGATTTTGTTGTTCCTGCTGTTGTCCACTAAGATAATTTTTATCTAGAGTCTCTGCACCATCAATAGATTTATAAAGCTCTTTAGATTCCTCTAAATTGTCTTTTAAAAACGTGGTGAGGTTTAGTTTCGCCTGGGCAGCTCTACATAAATTATTTTTAGCTTCTAAATCTTGAGTAGCCTGTTTTACTTGACCAGTTGTAGGATCAAAAGAATATGCATTTGCCATTGCTGACTCCAAAGCTTCAGACAATCGATCATATTCTTTAAGATATTTTTGACTTGGTTCAGCTAAACAAGTGATGGAAATTAGGGTTAGACATACAAAAGCTATTGTTTTCATATTGTATAAATTCTGATGTTTTAAAAAATATAACATAAGAAAAATTACAGACCCAACTTTTTAAAAGCTTTTTCATCCAACTTTCTCAAATCATCTAAGCTATAGAAACGGCCTTCAGGATCAAAGAACTTTTCAAAATCAAATTTTCCTTCCTTATAGAGCTTGTAACGCTTCGGCCCTAGCCACTCTTTTTGAAAGAAATCATCTGTCTTTTTAAAGAATTCTTTAAAAGTGGTATTGGCATCTAACTGTCCTATTAACTGGCTTCGCTCTTCTTTGGGGATGTCTTTAACTCTACGTTCGTCCATTACAAATGGCCGTTCGCCAACAAGTTGACCGTCCTTCTCGACCGGAACCAAGATACTGCGACAGTTAGGATGTAACGGCGGCACTCGCTTTGCCGGATCATTTATTTCCCACACTGAACCATCTAATGAAGCGCAAAGCTTAGAAGTTCGTCCATCTAAAACGCTAACAAATCGGACATATTCAAAGCCAATTTGGTTGAAGCTATTTAGATAGGCTTGATTAGCTACATGACTTCGCACAGTTCTTACCGTTCGCTCAATATCAGTTTTGGTACCATTTAAGATCCCATCTTCATAGTTAAGCCGTTTGGTACCACGAATACGCTGAACAATTTCTTGGTTAGTTTTGCCTGAATTAATACCATCTCGAATTGCATACTCAACCTTTTGACGGGCACTTTCAGCAATTCTTGAAAGCAGATCATCGACAAGAGCGCCACCTGCCAACGGAACTTTTTTAGCGGATAAGAATAGTTTTTCCCCATCAGGCTTATTAATTTTTGCTCCATAGAGCTTAGCTACGTAATTGGCCTCATAAACAGCCAGCGCCGTAGCAGAAACGGCAAAAGCTTCAGGTAATGCTAAATTAACACTGGCAAACCATTGGGCAATCAAATCCCTAATTTCCCTTAAATTTGAAGTTGTATATTTACCACCAGCTAAAGCAACTTTCTCCGACTCATTAAGCTCATCCAATAAATCCCGAAGCTTAGATAGCATCTTGCTCGTATCATCATTGAATAAAGCCAATAACTCATTTACCGTTTTTGATGAAGCACGATAAAGATAAGCCTGGTGCTGAGTGAGTGCTTCAAATAGTTTTTTGATATCTGTTGCCATCTCACTCTACCTTTTGATTTAAAGTCCCATCTTGCTCTGCTTCAACATTCTGAAGCTCTTCTTCATATTTTTGTTTAGGGAACATACCTGTTTGGTTGTATTCCCACCATGATTTAAATGAAGATCGGCCTTGTAGAGCTGCTTCAAATAACTGTCGAGCTAACTCAGCTAAATAACCCTGTTTGTTAAATTCTTGACTGATTTCGAACATCAAATCATCTTTAGTTAGAACATCCACATTAGGCGTTACAAACTTAGCAGCCCATCGTAATGCTGCTGACAAGGCTTCATTCATATTAACGACACAGAGCGAAAGAACTGAATGCTGAACGGCGTCATCACTATTCGCTTCGGTAGCGGTCTTTTTACTTCCCGAGCCCTTCTCAATTAAACGCGCCCCCATCTCCTTCATTTTTTCCCACTTATCTTTCATCGCTTCCCGGGCAAGAGTATTAGGGTCGGCTTGTACAATTCCTAAACCACCATTTTCAGGTAAAGGCAAAAGTACTTTCGCACCAATGTAGATGCCACGTTTCTTGGCTTGGTCATACCACTCCCAATTAACACCCTTCGCATAATATTGAGGTTGCCCCATATAAAAAACGGACTCTTGAAAGTCCGCACTGTCTCTGTAATGGGCTAAATTGAGATTAGCCAAAGGAAGTAATGGAGGCTTTTTAATCTCTTCTGAATTATCAATTGCACCTACAAATGTAAAAGGTATATAGGTCCAGAAATTCCCGTTGTAATCTGTTGGAAACTTCTTATCTCCGCCAACCCAGTTACCCTTTTCACCCTTTGTATACACCTGAACGGAATAAATATATTCCCCATTACCCTCTTGCTCTAAACGAAGTACACGATATTGCTCTTGTTCGGTTTTACTAAATCCATCAGCACCGCGCTCAGACCTAAATTCACGGATAACCACGAGACAAAGTTTTTTCTGGTTATCGACCATTACTGAATCCCAATTCACTACATCAAGGGCATTGAGCAAATGAATCATTGGATAGGCTTTTTGCGCTTTAAATTCCGCCAGATTACGAGCTGGTGGCACATCAGGATAATCAACATATAAAGCGCAACGATAATGCTTCAATAAGTGGCGAATTCCATTTTGAGCCAATTGATAAGTACTTAAACCGGCTCCATTCGCATTACGTTCTAAATGAGCAAGCTCGGGAGGAAATTTAAAACTTGGATCTGTTGCAAAAGCTGCTCCAACTAAACTATTTGATGTAGTCCCTGTTACTTCATAAAAGACTGCACGGGTAAGATAAGCCTCATAAGCACTTTTATTTGCAGGTGACTTATCATGTGCATTTGGCATCGGCAAATATTTTTCACCTTTAGCCTTAACTGCATCCTCACCTTCACAAACATCATCAAGTTTTTGCCAGTATGGCAAGTTTTTAACATATTCAGGATGTTGAAAAGTTACATCACTCATCGTGCAAATCCCATATCAGCAAAGAAGGCTTCAAAACCTTCATGTAATTCATTAAATGCATCTGAGGCTGCATCCACTTGGTCATCATGTGTACCGTTAGGAAAATGACGAAGCTCATCAATAAAGTCCTTGTTCCATTCACCTTTGAGCATACGTACATTTCCTACGTTAACTTGAGCCGCAAATGGTTGTGCCCGTGTGAGCTTGTCACCTGAAATTGGTTTGGCTATCACGTTATAACCAGCAAGAAGCTTCACAAATGAACTAGCTTGCGATTTACCAGCTTGACCGGGGTCTTGTGGTAGACGCACAGAAACTTTTTTCCCATCTATTTTTGCTGTTTGTTCTAAGCGCTTATTCACATTGTCAGGTCCAAGCTGTCCTCTAGTTACATCGACAATGTAAGTAAAACCATCTGCGCCTAGAGCTTCTCGCACACCTACTGTAAAGTCGCCCTCATTTTCGGTAGCCCCAAAATCCCAAGCCCTAACTTGTTTCAATACATCCGCAGGCAAAGCATCAACAATTTGAATATTGTCGGGCTTAAAAAAACCGCCTGCTGGCGGTGATGGCATTTGTCGGTACTGCCCGGCAAATACATATGGTGCTGCTTGCTCCATTAGCCTCAATTTTTGGATATTGTGTTTTGCTGGCCACAGTGCGGATCCGTCTTCCTGAATAGCTGAAAGACATAGATGCTCCCACACTTCACCGTTACCACCAGCTACAGGAACGCCGTCTTTTCTATCACCTAGCAACCATCCAGCTAAATCATCTTCATGAAGTCGCTGCATAATCACAATGATCGGCGTATCTGGCGAGTTAGTACGCGATTCGAGTGTGTTCTGAAACCAATCAATTACCCCTTCTCGAATAGTTTTTGATGAAGCTTCATGTGCTTTGTGCGGGTCATCAATAATAATGCAGCCGCCAAAGCCTTTACGAAGTTTTCCTGCACCAAAACCGGTAATCGTGCCGCCTGTACCAGTCGCATAGCAGACACCACCTTGGGAAGTTCTCCAGAAGTCTTTAGCCTTACTATCATCACGCAATGTAAGCTCGGGAAAGACTTTTCTATACGCCTCTTCTTGCACAAGGGTTCGTATTTGGAAGGCATTATTTGCGGCAAGCATTGCCGAGTAACTGATATGAATAAACTCACAGTCTGGATTCTTACCAAAACACCAAGCCATGAAATTAATTACAGCAATTTCAGTTTTAGAATATCGTGGTGGAACGTTAATAATTAACCGCTTTATCTCTCCGCGATAAACTTTCATTAAAGCTTCACAGATTTCTAAGTGGTGCCAATTTTGCATCCATTTATAACCACGGCGCTCCTTAAACATGTACCTTGTGAAGAAATATAAATCTTCTTGCGCCTCGATCCGGATGGCTTTATCCCGAGCCGCATCAGTACTCATCTAAGACTTCCCTCCGCGCTTTTAAGTAATCTTCCATTGGAACTGGAATTTCTGAATTAACTGTTTGGACTGGTCCGCCGTCTTTGCCTGTAATTTCTTGGCGATTAGTAAATTGACCACCAATGTCTTTAGCGGCTTGCTCAAGAATTTTTAAGGCTGTTTTGACGTTTCTAGTCTTCTCAAGTTGTCTTTGGTATTGCTTCAATCGGTAGTACTTATTAGCAATTGGAATATCAATTAAGCCTTTATCAAACTCATCTCTGGTTTTTTCAAATAGTTCGACATACTTTTTGCTTAAGTTCTTACCAGCAACCTTTGTAGGGTCATAAGTTGCAACTTGAACACGATCTATATCAACGCCAAACTCTTGTTTTACGAGTTCAGCCACTTCTTGAGGTGTATCACGACAAGCAAGAGACTGAACTATAAAGATTTTCACAGGCTCTTTTAGTGTCGCCATAACTTCCTCATCGTATAACTACGTATAACAAAATGGGCAAAAAAAGAGCCATTTGGCTCAATTGATTACACAGTTTCCGCAGCATTTTGAAATATCAAGATTCGAAACAAACGGCGGATTTTTTGCGACTTCAATAAGTCGCTTAACATTTTTGCTTGGTCCATAACGTTTAACTACGCCAATAAACTCTTCAACGTCATGACCTGCAAGATAGTGCTTAGGAAGACCAGAACTATCGCTATAAACAATTTCTCCGTCCTCGTCTCTCATCACTCCAATGTGGTAAAGCTCATGTTCAAGTAAGTAACAGAACTCTGTATCGTTTGCACGCTCACAGAAAGAAGCGTCGACAGTTATTAAGTATGTTGGCACAAAGCCGAACCAGTCTCGCATCTGTTGCTCTTGTCTGGCCTTACGCCAGCCACCAACATTGAACATGACTTTTTCGCACTGGCCTAACACCATAGCTTGCTTGCTTTTATATGCAGAAGAGGCCCAAGCAAATGCTAAAAATTCTTCATTATCGTGAAGCAGCTCAGCTATGTGATCATGATCGGGGTTATAAAGAGGTCCACCAATAGTTAAGTAATTAGCAACAACCCATTTTTTTAGATCTGGTGCCGGTGTTAGTCTAATTGCTTCTTCTTTATCTGCTTGATCAATAAAATCAGTCGGTGGGAATGGTCTGATCTGTTCCATCTTCAATTCTCGCTAATTCGCTTTTAATCCAGTTAATTGCATAACCTGATTCAATTTGATGTGGTTCAAGACGCTCAAATACATAACCTCGATCTAGAGCAAGATCATATTTACATAATGCGTTTGCTATCTTTGAGCCACCGCGACCTACTGCCCAAGGACTTCCAGCAATTTCGATAAGAAGATTCAACTTCACAATATAAAAATCGAAACGCCAATTTTTGGTTGATTCAAATTGGAATTTTCTTCGATAACCAATTCGATGCTCTTCTAATTCTTGAAATAACGTTTCTTCAGCTTCCAGATATTTTTCTTTAGCCTTAGGCAATGGTCTACTTTTAGGCTTGGTTTTAGGTTCTTTTTTTCTTGTAAGCCAAAAGTATTCTGTAGAATCCATTATTCTCACCCATAAAAAAACCACCTCAAAGGTGGCTTATAAAATAGAATCACATATCTTTAAACTCATCATCATCAAATGATCTAAAATCATTCTTCCATGGCGCCTTGAGCTCACATAAAATTCTATACTGTGCTGGTGCTGTAGTATTTACTTTTAAAATATTGATACTAATCTCACATTTATCACTTAAATCCAATAATTTCCTAAGGTCATTACATAAATAGTGAGGTAGATATCCAACTTTTTTATTAATATCTTTAAATAAAAGGGTAGCTTTATCATCAAAAGGATTATCAAATTCAAATTCAAAATCCAAACGATCACCATCTTTTAAGCTTTCTGTGTGAATCTTTTCACGATCAGTTAAATGATTCACTCCACTAACAAAGAACTTAGTTTTATAGAAACCATTTTCGTTTTGTGGAATATTTACAATTCTAAAATGATCTGTCTTTTTTTCACCACCAGAGATAGCTAACAATTGGATATAATCTTTAGAATTAGCTGAAAGGCCAGTCCATTCAAATAAACTATCGTGTTCTGGTCGGCTTTCAGGAATTAAACGATTTTTAAAAAAAGTAAAAAGCGTTTCAGATCTATACACTTTGTTTCTATCTTCCATATTAGGGAAACAAGAAAAAGATTTATGAGTGGCGCCTTTTGTATAATTAAACAAATAGTCATTTTCTGACTGCTGTGTTAGTTTCGCTACAGGATGCCACATTCTTGTGTCTGCCATATCTTGCCACATAACATATACACTTTTCATAATGACACTCTCTCAATATAAAGTTTCATAAAAATTTGTTTCTCAATTCCAATAAATTATCCCTATTGCAAAGGATTAATTGGACAGTAAACTTTTTTGCGATTTCAGACATTAAAGTTGGAGGTACTTTTTGTATTATTAACCCAACTGAATCATCTGTGACTTTCTCTTCCAAAAGATTGAGCCATGCTAATGCTGCATCTTTTTCTTTTAACCCATACAATTGAAAAGCATCTAATAACTTAAGCCGCTTATTGTTTAAAGGGTTATGAAATTGAGATAAAGCTCTTTTGACATACACTGGAATCTTCCGTCCATTATCTCTAGTCTCTAAGCGATTATTTCGTTCTTCATCGCTTTCATTTCTAGCAAGACTTGCGCCATGATCGTAACTTGGAGCCAGGTGATTACCAGTTATTGAAGTGATCATTCCCCAATTTTCATTGTGCCTATCTTGATTTGAGATTAATACATCAAACATAAGATAGCCTACAAAGAACTCACTAGCAGACTCTATATTAGAAAGAATTTTAGATCCAATTGGTTTTAACTTAATCATATTGATCATAATGTTATGGACATGATCAATATATTGAATGTTAGGGTTAACATCCTTAACATCCAAATAATTTCTCAATAGCAAATTACCAGCTAAAAGCTGTTGATCTTTTCCATTAATGAAATTAGGAGAAATAACTCCCCTTTCACTGTTATATATTGCTAATTCATAGTGAGCATGTGGTAAATCAATTAACTCTGCAAGTTCACAAGCAACCTTTTCTGACCAATCTTCACCAAGTCTGGCACCTTCTTTGGTCTTTGTGCTTTTGAAAAGAATACTTTCATTTGTATCACGTTCAAAATACCAGAACTTACTTTTTGTTCCAAGCTGCTCATATGAGTCTTCCTCTTCCAGAGATATATCATGAACTTTATAAAACTCAATTTCTGTCATAGTGGTATTTGAAAATTATATGATACTTGTAAAAGGGTTGATACAGCCTTACGTCACAGAGTGTCGCCTAAAAAATCGATATAAAGTGCTACTAGGGTTAACCTAAAAGAACTAGAGCCTTCCTGTTTAACTTGGAGCAGGTTCAATTTCTTAACAAACAAAAACCCCGCATTGCGAGGTTTTATACAGCGATTATACTAAATCGCCAAGTTATCACAAATATGCCATACCCCGTGCGCACACTCAAGTGGTTTTTTCAAAAGTTTCAAATCTGAAATGCGGATTTCGACTTTTGATATAAGCCATACCACATTTTAAATCCTGTCTGATTTGATTAACTGAAGTGTCGTTACTTTGAGCAATATCACGTAATGAATTACCCATAACATGATGTGACCAAATTGCTGAAATCCATTCTTGTAAAATGTTGTCTTCGATTAATTTAATATCAATAATCAATCTATGGATTGCACGTGCCTCATTGTCATTTAACTCACAGCAAGTACCCTTACGGCGAATACATAAGCGATCTTTTAAATTTTCATCGCTCATATACATTGCTATTAATTTTTCACGTTGTTTTTGAGTGATGCGTTTTGTTGGCATCGTCTTAACAATTTTGACCATTGTTTCGGTATCGCCGTTAAGCCAAGCTCCAAGCTGGCGGCACCACTCTTCAAAACTATATTTAGACCAATCGACCGATTGTAAAATGTGTTGTACTGGCATATTAATTTTCATCCCACCAATTGCTCAATTTGTTTAATCGCCACGCCTGCTTTCACTTGCTCTGTACTGAACCGTAAAACTGTAAAACCCATCATTGCTGCGGAGTTGTATTTCTCCATATCCCCTAAATAGCCCTTG